ATATAATAGACTTCCTCGATGACCACTCTATCCCTTATATGACGACAGGGAATCATCATTGTAGGCAGGGATGGGTTCAGGTTTGTTGTCCTTTCTGTTTCGGTGGTGATTCCAATTATCATCTTGGGATTAACATCGAGGAGGGCTATTGTAATTGTTACAAATGCGGATACCATTCTACCGAAGCCGTATTCTCTGCTTTACTTGGGGTTAGACGTACTGATGCCAAACACCTCATCACACGTATTTTCTCCGGTAAAGCAGAGACGCATGATTTACGTAAAGTTGCATTACGTCATATGTCCGTTACATTACCCGGCGAAGGAAAGATGTACTTAAATGCTTATGAGTACCTTACCCGAAGATTTATGGAAGATACTGATGCTATCATCAAACACTATAATCTCAGTGCGACAAAATCTGATGATATGTATCCTACCGTAAATGCTTTAAGCCAACCGATTTCTACTAATAAGTATGCGAACAGTATTGTTATTCCGAATTATCTACAGATGCAGCTTGTTAGTTTTCAATGCAATAATTACTTCAAGAAACAATACATTACTGCGGCTAAAACCGAAGAGATGATACCTTGTAAATCGTTCCTGTGGGGAATTGATTTCGTCCCTGCGGATACGGTGATTGTATGCGAAGCTGCCTACGATGCCATGAGTGTAGGGGACGGTGCAGTTCATACACATGGTTGCTGCTTTACTCGTGAACAGGTACAGGAATTAGCTACGTTCAGTAAGGTATATATTGCTTATGATATGGATGATGCGGGTGAGAAATCGGCAAAACAACTTATGTCACAACTCTCCCACCGCACATCTGTTCATCGGATACATTTCTCAGGTGGTAAAGACTTAAACGAATTACTTAAAACTAAAAACGGCAGAGAAGAGCTTGCCGAGATAAAGGAGTTACTGAAATGAGCGTTACATTGGGGAGCCCGGATAAGTTTCTTTTAACAGATGCCGTGTCTGGGTTAAAATATAGCTTTAATTACGGTGCTGAAATCAAAACCCCTGAAGATTTGGATGAGGTTTGGACGATTCAATTTTATAATGAAAATTCTGGCGACATTCTCCTAGACATTAACCTTCCTCCGGGTGGTTACTACTCTACTCCTGTTAAGTATTATATTAAATGGAAGATAGTCGCTACATGTAAATCTCATGTATTCACCCATACATTTGATTGTACTGGACGTTACGTTGTGTTTCGCATGTTCCATAAAACACTTGGTGATTGTATTGCCTATTTTAGTCAGGTTACTGCGTTTGTCGAAAAGACAAAATGTAAACCGATTATATTTGCCCAGCCTTGGTTTGTAGAGTTGTTTAAGGATGCCTACCCGGATTATATCTTTGCAACTGAGGAAGAAGAGTTTCAAGACTTGCCTATATATGCAACGTACTTCCTCGGTATCATCTTTGATAAGCGCTACCAACATGCGTGGAACAAATACCCTTACCAGATGTGCGGTCTTCAGCATATCGCTGCTAATATTTTGGGCCTCCCGACTAATATTGAACCGGTAGCCCCGAATGTCCTTGTGACTGAAGATATACAACGTGAAAAACCATATGTTGTCATCAGCTATTCTGCCAGTAAAGGATGCAAACTGTGGTGGAATCCGTATGGGTGGGAGGAAGTCATAAAATACTTAAAAAACCGTGGGTTTGATGTTGCCTGTATTGATAAAGTATCTTGTGTTGGTATGCCGGGTTCTTTTTATCGAAAACCAGAAGGTGTCATAGACTGGACGGGTGATACAGCGTTACAAGACCGCGTCAATCAGATAAGTGGTGCGGCTTTCTTTATCGGTATGGCATCAGGTCTTGCGTGGTTAGCGTGGGCATGTAAGAAACCTGTAGTAATGATTTCAGGGTTCAGTCGTCCCGATATGGAATTTTATACGCCGTATCGTGTTTATAATGAAGAGAACACCTGTAATGATTGTTGGGGTGATTCGACCATTCCGTTCTATCATCACGTTTGGGATTGGTGTCCGAGAGTTGATAGCAAAATTCTCGATATTGATATGCGCGTAAAGCAAGCTCCTACAATTGAAGAGCGGACATTGATTCTGCGTGAACGAGACGAAGAAATGGGTAAGAAATTTGCTTGTACCATGAGCATTACCCCTGCACGTGTCATTAAAACAATTGACCATTTAATCGAGGATAACAAATTATGCGGAACATCAACAGCATCCTGAATGGGGCTAAGATAGCGTATATCAATGGGGCGTATGCTTACGCCCCAAATTGTCGTCATAGCAACCTCAGTAAGCATATTGTCTTCCTTGAATACGTAATCATTGAGTATAAGGATGGACAAGAGCCAACTATTATAGCGCAGAAAGAGTTTGTGATACGCCCTCACTTTGAAGTTATGGATGTGTATAACGGACATAATTATCAGTGGGTTCATCATGTCATGGATGCTGATTTCTTCACGATGCACGCTGAAGAAATATTCAAAGACTTAACTGATTGCTATATCTGTGGTTATATGGTGACGGACGACGTAATATACCCATTGATGAATACGTGTTCTTACTATAATATCCCACGTACTCTTCCGATTAAAGGCATCATTGATATAGCTAAAGTTCAGGCCAATCTGAGGTCTTTGTACTCTAGAGTAAAATTGAAACTCCGTGCTATCTTTAATGACTATTACCGATGGAGTTTTGACGTGTTTTTGTTAGAGTTGAAATTTGAATCTAACATATATCCGCGTCTTTATCGGTACATATTCGAGAAACAAGTAGAGCGTACCAATGCAAATTATCTACGTCGTATTCAATATTATGTAGCGTTATCGGATAAGAACAAGAATCGCATTGACCCGGATGGTTTGTTTGCGTTCTCATTACGTAAAGAACCTACAATGAAAGTTGGTAAATACGCCGGTACGTTGATGAAAGATGTCCCTGCTGACTATTGGGATTTCTTGGAACGTCCTACACTTCAAAACGATACGCTGCGTATTATCAGAGACGCGAAACAAGGTATCTTCCCTGTTTACAGCGACTATAAAAATTTCTGATAAAACTTCGATACACCGCTTGACTTTTATCGTTAGGCGGTGTATATTATATTGTCTGCGGAGATAAGATATGAAACAACTTACCGTACAAGAGTGCAACCTATTAGTCGAGCTACATCGTAAAGGTTTCAACAACAATCAGATAGCGAGGCGATTAGGTTGTCATATCAATACCGTTTCGAGATACATTCAAAAATACAAACATAACAAATGGAGACCGATTGATGCCAGTGATGGACAACGAGAAGATGGTGGCGTTCGTGAGGACAGTTGCGAGAATATGCAACAAAGCTCTAGCTGTTCCGCGAGGGAAGAAATTTGCGGAACTACAGCAATATGTTGAGCCATTCACCGATGATGAGTTAGCCCTGTTCTTCAAACGTCTTGCTACATCGAAATGGGTAAACAGCGATTACTTTTCTTTTGACCGGATGATTAAGGATAACTTGATTGCAGAGGTCATGGCCGGTGGAAAGAAAGAACTCCATGCGTTACACAAATACTACAAACCTGTTACAATTACTCGTGTGAGATATGTCCATGCCGAAATGCCCTCAATGTAATACTGAAATGACTGAGGTGGAGGTTATCTCGATGGAGAACGCCTACACTACGCATATCTGTGCCAAATGCGCCCCCGATATGATTGAGGAGTACAAAAAGCGCAGTAAAAATGCGATGGAGAAACGTTTTCATAATATCGGAATCCCACGCAAATACTATAATGCAACGGCTTCTATCGGACTGTATGCACCTGAATGTCTTCGCTACGAGAAGGGCATCATTTGGTTTGGTGAATCAGGTGTAGGCAAAACGTGGGAGCTTGTTGGTATGCTTCGTCGCGCTATGCTTGCGGGTAAGTCTATTTCGTACTGTGATTGGACTACCACCATGTGTGAGCTGAAATGCAACCCCAACGAGTATCACCGTATTCTCGCAGTACCGCAGACAGATATTCTTGCCATTGACGATTTTGAGGTTGATAACGGATTTACATTCAACTACGTTTACGACTTCATCAAGAAGCTGTATTGCGCCGAGAAAGTTGTATATATCACTTGCTCGACCCTTCCCGCACAAGATAAGATTGCCATGCGTTTAGGCGAAATGACCAAGCAATACGAGGTTAAATTCTACGATGGAAATAACTGACACATCTGCTGACATTGAGCTTCGTATCGCCTATGACATGGTGAACTCTACTGAATTTTTGGATGAGTTTGCGGATAAATATCAACCGGGCGTTTTGGAAAATAGATTCTACTCTATTATAGCCAAAATGTGCTTGAAATTCTATGAGAAATTTAAGGTCGCCCCAGCTGATAAGTTTGTTCGTTTCTTTGAAAATGCTGTTGCTTTAGGTAAAATCAAAGCGGAAACGGCATCCGAACTGAAAATCATCATCGAAACGTTCAAGCAGCAAGACCCCATTACCGATGTGCAGTTTGAAATCAGTGAGGCATACAACTATTTCCAAGCTCAGTCCATTAAGCTGTATTCCGAAGAAGCTGCTGCATTAGTTGAAGCGGGTAAATTGGCTGAAGCTAAGGAAGTGTTAAAATCTATTGACACTATTCAGCCTACATCGTTTAACTGTGTGGATATTTTGACAGCTTCGGATAATCAGATAGATGATTTGTTCCGTCAAGAGGACGAACGTCTGATAAAATTCGATGGTGAATTGGGT